TTGTTGATGACGGCGTCGATGCTCTCTGGGTTTTTCCGGATGGCTTCCCCTGCGACAATATCCGCCGTGCGCTGGCTGAGGTCGGCATCAGTTACCTTGTATTCGGGACGGTATTTCCCCGCACCTTCCGGCTGCCGCGCATTCAAGCGACCGGCATCAACGGCATCCGCGTTGCGCTTAGCGCGTCTGCGGATGCCCTCGCCGCCACGACCCTCCTCAGCTTCGGCACTGCCGCCGCCGAGGATGCGGCGACCGAACCGCTTGGTGGACTCCCATGCACCACCAATAGCTTCACGGACGCGCCCGCGGCGATCAATTCCTTCCTTCTGCAGCACCGCCTGATCTGGATCTTTGGCGGCCTGCTCCGGCGTCTGGAACCCATGCCCCACCGCAACGGCGCCGATCGCCACCGGCAGGCCCACACGAGCCATGGCAGCCAGCAGCGAGGTATCGCCGACGACCAAGGCTGCGCGGATCAAACCAATCTGCGCGAGAATTGCTGCGACCTTGCTTGCGGCCCACAACCCAAAGAAAACCTCGGCTACCGTCTTCCAGCCACCCATGCTCTGAGCCGCGTCGTTGACGGCTGTGATGAAGGATTTGATCCCCTTGCCGACATCGTCCCACGGGATCTCGCGGAGCGCCTTAGCGAACTCCTCGACCCGGCCGACGATCTCGGTCTTCAGCCATTCCTTGTTCTGATCCACCCACTCGCCGAACCGCTTCATCAGGTCGACCAGAACCGGCGTCAGTGCGGTGCTGATCTTCCTTCCGAAATCGGTGATTTTGTCCGATAGATCCTCATATTGCTCGCCGAGCGCGCGGGCTGCGTCAGCATCCGCCTTAGTCACCAAGCCTGATCGCGCGGACTTTGACAGCGCCTTCTCAACGGCGGCTCGGCCCTGAAGCAGGAGGTTGATTGTCGCTTCGCTGTAGCCCGCCTGACGGAGCAGGAAGCTAGCCGTGGAGGCACCCGCGCGCTCTGCCGTCCCCTTAGCAGCCTCAGCGAGATCTCCGAACGACTCCTCAAGTTTGCCGTTCAGCCGGATCTGCTGCCCGCTGATGCCCTGTAAGCGTGCGAAGGCCGGCAGGGCAGATGAGTTGCCCGTTGTGCGCAGTTCGTTGATGGTGTCGGACAGTCGCTGGAAAGACGCTGCCCCCTCGCCCGCAGAACCACCAATCCGCTTAACCGCATTGTCGAAGGCGGCGATCTGGCCTGGCGCAACGCCCAGCCGATCAGCCATCCGCCCCATCGCGGCGTCGGCTTTGCCGATGTCGGTCACGAACGTGCCGATTGCTCGGCCGCCCGTGAAGATGGCGAACAGCTTCAGCGCGTTACGTGCAAGCCGCTCGATCGCCTCACCCGCGCTGTCGATGGACCGCTCAATCTGGCGGCCTTCTTTGACGGCGCTCTCACGGGTCTTCGCGAAGGCGGTCGTGGCCTGCTGGTTGCCCTTAGCGAACGCCTTAGCGTCCAAGCCAAGGGTCACCACCAAGGCGTCTACGACTGTCGCCAACTGCCGCTCCTAAACCTTCGTGCGCGTGCAGGACAGGATCGTGAACCACCGGCCGCCCGGCGCTTCGCATTCTATCTCGTGGGCGACGTTGATGATGTACCAAGTGCCGCAGGCCGGGGTAAGCTGGCTCTCAACCTGAACGCTGCCGCCGTAGATGAACTGAGGGTTGAAGACCGTCGTGATCTCGATGCCGCTGGCGGTATAACGCGGATAGCCGACGAGCCCGGTCTTCGGCCCGACCTTGACCGCATCGCCCTTGCGGGCGCCATCTTTCGGCCAGATCGCCAAGGTGTCCTTTTCGATCACCCAGTTGATGCCGGCGGCATCCGCGAGAGCCTTAATCTGCTGCCGCGGAGAGCTGGGCAGGTACGGGTTGCTGACCTTGCAGTTGACGTCGTTGTTTTCCAGCGTGAGCTGCGCCATTTTGGCGAGATCGCCCATCAGGTTAGCTACGTCTGTCGGCCCCTTCTTGCTGGTCGGTTCAGCATTGGCGACTGCGCTGTAGAGCCCGGCCAGCGCGTCAATTCGGAGCGCTGCGATGGGCTGGACGATGTCGGCGAACGCCGCGAAGATCGTCCCCTTAAACGCAATCCCGCTCTGTCCGCCTTCTTCGCCGGCTTCAATCGTGATGTAGTTCTGCCCGACCGCCTCTTGCGTGTAGGGCAGCTTCGTCAGCCGGTTCATCATGTCAAGCGGCAGGCCGAAGATGCTGACTGTGGCCTTGCCCATGTCGGGGCTGCCCGGCTGCTCGATCGCCACGGCGACGCGATGGCTCTTGATCGTCGCGCTCTTTCCGCCGCCGCTGAACTGCCCGTTCTCAAGCTGGACGGTGACGGTGATAAATTTCCTCGCGAACGCCAACGGTTAAGTCCCTGGGGTCGGGGCCGGTCCCGTGCCGTGGATGTGGCCCTGAAGCGAGACCTGATCGGCCGAACCAGTGCCGGCCGTGATGTTTTTCGGTGCCGTCAGGGCACCGTCCTTGGAGATTTTCACGCCGTTGAGGTTCCAGCCGTCTGACTTATTCGACACGAGCTTGTTATCGTGGCGGTCTTGGATAGTGAGGCCGCCATCTTCATCGTCGAACCGGATGAACTGCTTGACCTGCTGAGCCTTCCGGGGGAGCGTACCGTGGAAGATGCTGTCGGAGAGGTTGTTCCGACGCTGACTGCCCGGGTTCGCCTCCTTATAATCGTTGGCGATGACTGAGGAATGGTCCCGGTCCAGCACCGAGAAATTGCCGACGTCGCCCACCTGAGGGTCATTGACGACGACGCTATCGCCAGACTGGTTGCGAGGGACCGGGATCCCGTAGATCGTCCCGTGCGAAAAGGCTTTCTTCGCGCCGTCGAGTTGCTTGGCGAGCGGCTGGACATCGATCGTGCAGGGCTCGGTCAGGCTGTTGCGATTGTGGACCGCCACGACCTTACCTATGTAGTGGAAGCGCTTCTCACCGAAGATTTGCTTCTGGTGGAAGCTACCGCGGTTCACCTCGGAGTTGGGATCCCGGACGGTCATCTGACCGACAGGATCATTGCTCCCCGTGCCCCCAGCGCCGCTGCTCATACCGTCACCCTGCTACTGCCCTGGCGGTTTAGCATTCAGAACGCGATGATTGTGCGCGTTGACGCTGATCACTTCGATCATGTCGGCCAAATCCTGGCTTCCGTAGATCGTGTCCAACTGCTCCAGCGTCGCCATCTGCTCAGTGAGGACAATGCCTATTGTCCGGGGGACGTTCTGGTAATCACGCCATTTGCGAGGGGCGCCGCCGTCCCCGGCCGAGCCGATATCAAGGGGGCGGCGGCTACGATAGGGCTGACGTGCAGGCTCAGGATCTCTTTGCGGAGCCGGAAGAGCGTGATGACCTCTTCGATATCGTCCTCAACCAAGTTGCGGACGACGGTGGGCTTGGAAGCGTCCGGCTGGATCTGGATGCATCGAAGCATCTCATCCATCAGGGGCTCAATGCCCTCCCATTCTAAACCCGCGAGCGCCTGAACGCCCATCATTGCGAACCCTGCCATGCCGGCAGTGAGAACGTCGTCAGGTAACTCTGCCCCGGCTCGGGTCAGGGCGAGTAGGGTCCTGCCCGCCCATCTCTCTGCCTGCCGAGCCGGCATCTCCGTCAGTACGAAGACCTTGCCCTTGTCGCGCCCCTCATCCTCGATGGTGAGGCGTAGTTCTTGTCGTGCCATGCGGGAGTGCTCTGCGGCTTATGCTGCGATCAGCTCGCTCGCCTCAAGGTAGGCGAGATGGAAGCGAGTGCCGAGCCCGGTGTACGTCGGGTCTTCAGCCCCCTGGGTATCAATGAATATCAGATCGCCGATGAACCCAAGATAGGTTGACCGGACGATCCGGTTGAGACTGAGCACTGGGGTCCCGGCGACGATCATCGCCTCATCAACGTACAGGTCCACGAACATGCCGTAGAGCTTCTGATAGACGTTGATCCGGCAGTTTTGGCCAGCAAGCGTGACGTTGACGGCCTGGTTCGCAAGCGGCTGGATCGGGATGATCTGCATTGATCAGGGGCCGCCGCCGAAGAGGTTGTATTGATCCGGCCCAGCCGCCTGAAGGCCGCTGATGCTGGACGAGGTCTGCGGAAGCGTCACGCTCTGTTCGGGCAGGGTGATCTCCGTTGGAGCATCAATCCCACCGCCGCCGAGCCCCTGAGGTGTCTCGGTTCCGCTGATGCCGCCGATCCCGAAGTTGCCGTTCCCGATCGTGCCGGAGCCTGAGCCGTTGGGATCAAAGCCCCCGACGCTGTAGCCGCCAGCGAAGCTCTGGCCCTGCGCGCTCGTGATATCCGTTGCGCCAGGGCTCGTCGTCTGAACCGCACCACCATTCGCCTGATCTGCGCCAGAAGGGCTCGCCGCGTCTCCAATGCTGCCGGTCGCGCTTGGCGTATCCGTCCCGCTCGCGTCAGCGCCACCGGCTGCACCCGTCGTGCTGGATGCGACCTGCCGTACCTGCCGGCACCAGACCGAGACCGCGATCAGGCCGACGCCATTCTGCGCCGTGCGTCGGTAATCGACATGCACGAGGTTGACGGGGGTGTAGACCGCCTCGGGGCTGACGGCGTCGTAGAACTTCAGATCGCCAGCGATGGCGCGGAGGCTGTTGAGCAGCGCGCCCCGGTTCGACTGGTTCTCGCCTGCCGTAAAAACGAGGCGCACGTCGTAGGGGATCGGGATCTTGTTGAAGGACTCGAACTGCCCACCTTCGATAGGGTAATCCGCAATGGCCCAATCCGCCTTGTGGTCGAAAGCCACGACGTTGTCGCAGACGACGACGGGCCGCCCTTGCTGGAAGATGCCCCACTGGGTTCCGATGGAGTCGAAGAGCGGCGACCCAATGGCATCTGCGGCAGCCAGCGCGATCCCCGCGCCGAAGCCGGGAGCGAAAGCAACAGCAGGGACGCCTGGGACGTCCGGGACCGCGACCAGTTCGGGCACAGGCTACCTAACGATCCTCAGACCGGCGCCGGGAGAACGCGCTCCCACCGGATGGTGAACTTCCGCGGCTGGAGGAGTTTCTTGGCATCCGGCAGCACGGGCGCAGTGATGAGGAAGCCCTTCGTCATCGCGTATTTCTTACCAGTGCCTTGAAGGAAAATCGTCCCGAAGGCCGTGTACTTGTCGTTGATCAGCCGCTCGGCCGCAACCCAGTTGTCGAAGAAGTCGGCCGAGGGGCTGTCAGCCATGATGCTGTAGCCCTGGATCACGGGATTGTAGACGAACCCGCCCGAAAGATAGCCGTCAACACCCATCATGGTGTCGCCGACCTCAAGCGCTTCGGTGTCATAGATGTCGTCGGTAGCGAAGCCCTGGATCTTCTGCGGCGTCTGGAACAAGCCGGTGACGCCGAGATACAGGACCGCATTGGCGGAAGTGATCGACATGGTCTAACGCTCCTAGATCGTGACGATCACTGGATCATGATGGACGGGACGGTCAGGGCCTGCACAGACTCACCGTCCGTGTAGAACAGCCGAACCGGGGGGCTGGCGCGGCCCTGTCGGGTCTGCGAGGAAGCGGAAGCTGCCAATGACTGGAAGTACCAACCGCGCTGCGTGAGTGTGGTGGCGATGTCGAGGCCCGCCATAGATCTCACCTCGGCCCGCTGCGCATTGGACAGCGGGATCCCGACGCGAATGGCACCGAAGTTGATCGCCGCCGTGATCGGGTCCAGAGCCGCGGCCTCGATCAGCGCATCGCCGTCCGTGTTGTACGGGATGCTGTTGACCTGCGTAAGCAGGTTCATGAAGGCGAGCTGAAGCTGGTTGTTGATCCAGATCTGGTTGACGTAGCTGTCCAGCCACTGGAAACGGCCCGACACCGTGCCCCGGTTCAGGAACACGAAGCCCTGATTGGCCGTGGCGTAGGCACCATAGAAATTGTAGCCGTTGCCATAATTGCTGGCGAGCTGAGGTGAGCCCGCGAGGTTGGTAGCGACCGTGGCGTTGCTTACGCCGGCCACAAGACCAGTCTGGCTCCGGAAGGCCGCCGTGGTACGGCCGTTGAAGCCATCGAAGTCGAGCGACGCGATGTACCCCATCACAAACGAGGCTAAATGCCGATCGTCCGGCTCCCACACTGGGCAGGTGCCCGAGAGGTTCGTAGTCTGGAGTAGGTAGCCGAGCGAGGTGGTGGCTGGAACCATGGTCGTCGGGCTCAGGTCGCGGTCCCACGCGACATAGACGTAGCGGTTGTTCTGCGCATTGTTCCAGGTGGCGAAGGCCATCTTCTGGGTGTTGGTGCCGGTCAGGCCGCCGTCCGGATCAAACAAGGTGGTAAACGAGGCCCAATTCTGCGTGATCTGGGTCAGCGCCGTCATGAACGCGCCGGGCGTCATGGCATCCGAGCCCTGCGAGAGCACCGCCCCAGTTGCCTGCGACAGGAACAGGCTATCGGCCAGCGAGCCCGTGGCGTAGGCCATGGTGGACGGAGAGCCCGTGATGCCGGAGGTGATAACAAACCCGCCTGACACGCTGTCGAAGGCCACTGTCACGGGCGTGGACGCCGCCGAGATGGTGCCGCTGGCGACCGTCTGGCTCGGGCTAACGTAGTAGGTGCCGGCGAGACCCGATCCGGTGCCAAGCCCAGTGATGGTGGTCCCGCTGGTCACGCCCGAACCCGAAAGGGTCTGTCCGACCGACAGGGTTCCGCTCGCGACCGCAGTCACCGTCAGAACGCCGTAGGAGCCCGTCAGAGCGCCGTTCGGGACAATCTGGGACGCGGACACCGCGTAGGTACCGACTCCGCCCTGCGTGCCCGTAAGCTGGCTTGTGACGGTGGTGCCCGCAGTGACGCCAGTCCCGCTCAGAACGGTCCCAGGCACTAGCGGACCAGTCGCAACACTGTTGACGGTGAGTACGTTGCCGGCGATTGAACCAGTGATGGCGACGGACGGGCCGACCGCGATAGCGCCCGTGACCGAGGCGGCAACCGGCTGCGATGCGTTTAACTCAGCCTGGATCAGCGATGCGGCGGCTGTGTAGCTGGTGGCCGCCGAGAGGTTGAGCGCCGACGCCGTGTGGGTGTAGCCGTCGACGACGACCGACAGCGTGCCCGTAAACGCCTGAAGCTGGGCGAGCGTCAGGGTAGTGACGTTGCCGCCCCGCAGGAACGCCGCGATGGCCGAGGCGGGGAAGCGGGCGAACAGCGCGTTCTCCGGCTTCTTGGTGGAGGTGTCCGGGCCGAGGAAGTAGACATTGGCCTCGGTCGCCTCCTGTGAAGCGCCTCCGAAGTAGGAGGCAACGGACGAGCCATCGTTAGGGAACGACAGCACACTGCCATTGGCACCCACGATGGTCGGCACACGGGTACTCTTGGTCAGGTACAGGCCGTTGAACGCCAGCGGGTTGCCGCCTGCGTTCAAGACCTGGGGCAGAATGCGGACAATCTGCGAGGCGGCTATTGTCGTCAAAGGATTGCTCCGCTATTCTTCAGATCCAATTTAAAATTGGAGCTGCGTTGATGGTGAAGCCGCTCAGTCTTGAGGGAATGAGGTTCGGCAAGCTCGTTGTTTCAGAGCGCACTTTTTCGCCATCACCGGGAACAAGATGGCTGTGTGTCTGTGACTGTGGTCAGCCCACTGTCGTTAGTGGCCCGGTTTTGACGAGAGGCACGACGAAGTCCTGCGGGTGCCTTCGCAAAGAGATCAGCCGCAGCATGGGCTTGGCATCAAGAACCCACGGCCACAGCACTCGCGGTGGCGGAACGCCTACGCTTCGGACTTGGCGAGGCATGATCAGTCGCTGCAACGACCCAGAGGATAAGGATTGGCCTCGATACGGCGGTCGGGGCATTAAGGTTTGCGCCCCTTGGGCCTCTGGATTTGAAGCCTTCCTCGCCGACATGGGCATCAGGCCGCTTGGGATGACCCTAGAACGCCGCGACAACGATAAGAACTACTCGCCGGACAATTGCTTCTGGGCCAGCCGCAAGCGTCAGGCGAACAATCGGAGCAGTAACATCCGCGCAACCCTTAACGGGGAGACACTGACTGTCGCGGAATGGGCGGCACGCCTGCGGTTGCGCCCAGGGCTGGTGTACACTCGCCTACGCAGAGGGTGGCCAATTGAAGAAGCCCTGACTCCCCCTCGGGTCTAGGCTTGGAAGAACAGGTCGGCCGCGACACGGTCGACCACGACCTCGTCCGCGAACTCTTGGTCTGGGGTGATGATCTGGTCGGCCTGGAGATGGCACTCGACCACGTAGCGATCTTCGGTTTGCTTCTCGCCCGTCTCAA